CAAATGGTTTTCCGTTCTGATCATAACTTTGATATTTAATATCAAATACGTTAGGTGCTTTTAAGAACACATGAGTATCAACAGTTTTAACTGACATTCCTTGTTTGAAGAAACGAATAATATTTTTTACTTGCGTTGCTTCAACCTCACTTCTTGGAGAAAGTCTAAACGTAAATGTAAAGGGACGTAATGAAGGAGCATTAAAAAGCAACTCCATATTTGGATTTAAAATTGCTCCACTTGCTCTGGATAAAAGTCCTTGCAATCCAACTGCTTCTTGAGCCAGATATATCTTTAAGGCATCACCATATGCCGCATTACTCTTAAGTTCGTTTGAAATGTTTCCAAGAATCGTCCCTACATTTTCAGATAAGTCTTTAGATTTCATCAAATTCAATGAAGCACCTGCTGCATATGCTCCCACTGCATTAAGATTGTTTCCTTGCCAATCAACAGAATTGCTATCGGAAATTGATGGTTGGATTGGTAATGTTACAGAACCTTCTATTATTCCTTTTTCAGTTTTGGTTCTGGAAATAGTTCTTTGTCCTAAGTTTGCATTAATTGTGCTTCCTTCTGATTGTCTCATTGTAAAAATAATTCTATCCTGTCTATTATTTTTCATATCTAAAGGATAGCAATAATCTCCATATTTTTTTCTTACTTTTGCATTTCCTATTTTAATTTTAACATTAGCCAAAGTATTTGCTGCATTTTGTAATGATTCGCTTATTACATTGGGTGTTGAATCTGGTTGTTTTGATGCTTCTACTAGTGGAGTAACATTTTTTAAAACACTTAGAGACGACTGTGCTTCTTCTTTTGTTATAGCTGCAGATTTGCTTAGAGTATTAGAAGTTACGTTATCCAAACTAGCAGTTACACTGTTAGGCCCAGTATTAATAAGAGCTTTTGTTACTTCTGCATTATCGCCAAGGTTTGCTCCTGTTTCTGTAAAAACCCAATTGTTTGGATTTTCGGTATCTCTTTCTCCAATATTAACCCACTGCCCAAGTGGCCCTTCTTGTTTGTATTGAACAATATATGAGGATGTTTTTACAGCATCAGCTGATACTTTTTCATATACTACTTGTGTTCTAAGTCTATATTTTGTTTTACCTAGTGTTAATGGTAACTCACCACTTGTTGCTGATGCCATCAGAAATCCCTCCCTGCTTCAAAGGGATTGTTCATCTCAATTTTGTGTAGAGTATGAGACATTATAGCGTTTTTTATTTATTTATAGGACGGTTCTGAAGTATGCATAACCAATGTCACGCAAGTCATTTAGTTCACTAGCCCTGACAGAATGCAACTGTCCTGGTATTTCTTCCCAAGTATAATTTCTAAACTTACCCCAGTGATAGTTGAGTCCACGAAATCCCCACCTCTGTATATCAACACATGCAATTAGTGGATGCTGATCGTATTCAAACCCCTTTGTCTTTGCGTTGTATATAAAGGTATAATAATCTCCCACATCAGGTATCATTTGAATGTCGGTGAGTAGTTCTGTAATCATAAGCATTCTATCTTCAGGATTTCCCATTGCTTGTATTTCTGTTTTGTATGGAGCAATCCGATTAGAACCTACCTCTTCTACAAACTGAAACTCATCAAACCCTTCTCTTTCTCTTCTTTGTTTTAGTGTCTTTCTTGGCATTACTTGATACCTAATTCTTTTTCTGTTACGATTTTAAATTCAATCATTCTATCGTCGCAGAATTCTTTTGCTGCTTTCCACTTAGCTTGATTGACAGCATAAGTTTGACACTCATAAATGTAAGATTTAGTCACTCTTGTTTTTTTCTTTGGAGGAACTGTTTGTCTTTCAGGTTTGACTTCTACAATATAAGTTTTAATCTTGCCAGTGCTCTCTTTTACCTTTATAATAAAGTCAGGAAAGTATCTGTGAATGCGATTATCAACTGGAGAAATGTATGGAATACAGAACTCTTCTGAACCCCATGCAACAATACTTTCGTTTAAGTCACACCACTTACAAAACTTTCTTTCCCAACTACTCCTACAAATAATATTGTTAGGATCTCCTTTATATTTTTTTGGATAAGAAGGTTTGTATTTGCTCTTTATACTTTCTCCCATTTATCCTGTCTACATAATATACCGGTAAAAGTATTTATAGGTTGCATGGCAGCACCAAGTCCTACAAAAAAAGTTTTAGCAGATTTAAAGGCAAGTATATTAGCTCCTGCACAAACATCCCACTTTCAATGTTGGTTTCAACCACCAGGCGATGCCAACAGTGGAGTCGCGCAATGGTTGAATCTGAGAAAAGATGCTGGACTGGGAGTTCCTTATGCGGGAAATGAAGAGTTTTTCTCTTTATCTTGTTGTGATGCATCTCTTCCAGGTTCTACATTAGCAACTCATGAAATTAATAATGATTACACTGGTGTAACTGAAAGACATGCTTATAGAAGACAATATGATGATAGAGCAGATTTTACATTTTATGTTGACAGGAATTACTATGTAATTCACTTATTTGAAAATTGGATGTCGTATATTGTTAATGAGCAATTTACTCAAGGTTTAGCGAATAATAACTATAATTACAGAGTAAACTTCCCACAAACATATCAAACAACCATATACATTAATAAATTTGAAAAAGATTACGCTAATAGATTTTTGGAATATTCTTTTTTGAAGGCATTTCCTATCAGTATTAATTCAATGCCCGTTTCATATAATAATTCTGAACTTTTAAAATGTACCGTATCATTTTCTTATTCCAGGTATACTGTGAAAGGTGTTAATCAACCATCTCAAGAAGTTACTTTGTTTAGACCAAATAATCAAGAACCAATCGTCACTAGAGTTGATGATGGTAGGCCAACTCTTGCACAACTTGCAGAGCAACTTGAGGCGCAGGGTGGAAGAGGAGAAAATTTTGGCCCTAATATTTTAAGATAAATAACCATACTGAAACATCTATAGGACATTATGCCTTTACCAAAGATTGCTACGCCAACATATGAGTTGGAATTACCTTCTACTGGAAAACCCATTCAGTTCAGACCTTTTCTAGTTAAGGAAGAAAAGTTATTGGTTCTTGCTCTTGAGAGTGAGAACACAAAAGAAATTACAACAGCGATTAAGAACGTAATCAAGGCTTGTATTCAAACAAGAGGGATTAAAGTAGAAACACTCCCCACATTTGATATTGAATATCTCTTCTTAAACATTAGAGGTAAGTCGGTTGGGGAAGAGATTGAAGTTAATATCATTTGTCCTGATGATGAGGAAACTTATGTTCCTGTGAAAATCAATATTGATGATATCAAAGTATCAAAGAGTAAAGAGCATTCAAACAAGATTAAACTTGATGACTCTCTTATAATGGAGATGAAGTATCCTTCTCTGGAACAGTTTGTCAAGAACAACTTTGATTTCACTGAAGATAATGTAATGGATCAATCCTTTGAATTGGTTGCAGCATGTATTGATAAAATCTATAATGAAGAAGAAGTTTGGGCTGCTGCCGATTGTTCAAAGAAAGAGATTACTGACTTCCTTGAGTCAATGAACTCTTCTCAGTTCAAAGAGATTGAAAAATTCTTTGAGACAATGCCTAAACTGTCTCATGAAATCAAAGTGAAGAATCCAAACACTGAGGTTGAGAGCACTGTCGTACTGGAGGGACTCTCAAGTTTTTTCGCATAGCACTCTCTCACATGGATTTGGAGAGTTATTATAAGTTGAGTTTTTCCTTGATGCAGTACCATAAATATTCATTAACTGAGATTGAAAATCTTATTCCTTGGGAACGAGACATTTATGTTGAGCTATTGAGAGCGCATTTAGAAGAAGAGAAACTTAAGCAACAGCAAAATGGGTCCTGACGAGTTAGATGATTTACTAGCAAGCATACGGGCAGAGTCAAAGGGAGGCTCTGCTCTTGCTTTGTATGAAGGAACTCGTGCAACTGATTTAGTCAGTGAAAAGATAGACGAAAGAATATTAAATCTTCTTGGACTTGACGACGTATTTGATATTGATTATGCAACTTATATTTCCTTATTAAAGGAAAGGGCAGCTGCTGCCAGAATGACTGGAAAGAATCTTGCTACTGAAGAATCGGAGTTAGTCACCAACGAATTCAAGAGAGTTAAAGGAAAAGTTGGTAGATTTAAAATACAAAAGAAGAAAATAACAGCAGCAAGTATTGCAGTAAGAAAACCAATAAGTGCAGTAAATCAAAAAGCACTGATGCCTGCTCCTGTGGCTGGTGGCGAAGAATTAATTCCTGTTGTAAAGGATATTGATACGAAACTTGATGAACTTCTTGCTGCAGTAAAAGCAGACTTTAAAGCAGAAGAAGAAAGAGAAAAGCAAGAAAAGAAAAGCGAAGAGAATCAAAGAAGAAGAGCAAGAGAAAAGAAAATGGAGGCAAAGGAGTCTCCAATTATTAAGTCTCTGAAGAGTACTGCAAAGAAAATCGTATCTCCTTTCCAAGCAATTTTAGATAGAATTTTTAGATTCATAGGATTTACATTGCTTGGATATGGTGTTGATAAATTCTTCAAGTGGTTCAGCGATCCAAATAATAAGAAAAAGATAGAAACTATTGGCAGATTCTTAAAGGATTGGTGGCCTTCTTTAGCATTTGCTGCTGGATTATTTTTAACTCCATTTGTATCATTTGTTCGTCGCACTTTAAAATTGTTAAGATTTTTTGTGCCTCAGATGGTGAGGTTTATGGCTGCTCATCCACTTTTGTTTGCTACCGCGGCCGCTGGAGTTGGTGCATATGCAGCAACTCAGATGAATGAAGAAAAGAGAAAAGAATTTAAGAAAACAGAACCATCTATAGTTCTTCCAGAGGAAACTGCTAAAACTGGCAAAATGCCAGGAGTTCCTCAACTACAACAAGAACAAGTCCTTCAAAGAGGATTTGGTGGAATGTTTAATAATGGTGGTATCGTAAGAACAAAATCATTCTTTGGTAATAAATCAATTACAAATGTTAATGATATTGCATTTGATGGTGGTGGTTCAATTACTAAAGACACTGGACTTGATATTACTGGTGCTGGCCCTGATACTCAATTA